TGCTTCATTGATCTTATCAAAGATCTTTGCACCAAACTTAAAGAGAAAGACTTTACCTTCATTCTGAGGATTCTTAGAATCTTCAACAACATAGATGTTAGAGATATACGAAAGGCGACGTTTTTGTTTACGCGCAATCTCTTTATTTGCTTCTACGCCAGAATTCCAAAGTTGAGTGTTATACTCAGAGACTGGATCTTTTTGATTGAGCGTAGTGAGTGAGTTCTCAATATACCAACCACCAGGACCTTGAAAGCCGTGATTGAATACTTTCACCCATGGAAGACCTTCTTCTCCATCTACTTCAGGTGCGGGAAGAAACCGGATAACTGCGTATCCGTTACCTGCTTTGTCAACTTCTGGTTTCCAGAACTTGTCATCTTTAGATGCAGGTGTTGCATTGAGTTGTTCAATGGCTTTGGTAAGTTTGTCAAAGTTACCAGATGATTTTTTAAGACTTGCGAAGTTCATATTAAATTCCTTATTAACGATATATTGCGATGTATTAAACTACTGCACACATTTGTGACTTGAGTGCGTGTTTGTATTTAGTCGCATCATAGTTCAAAAACGGTGCATATTTTGTGCATTTTTGAATAAAATCTGGAAAGATCAAATCATCATCAACCCTTTTGGTCCACATAGGAAAGAAGTTTAGGAATTGATTCATGATCATCACCGTTTCAAGTTTGATTCTCGACTGCACATAGTTATTATACAACAAAGGATACTCTCCGTCAACCACTTTTAACAACTGTTGTGGAGAGTCTACATCCTCCATGAGAGTGGATAGGTCCTGTTGGAAGATATAGAAGAGAGACTGTTGTGTTTTTTGCCATACCTTAAAAGTAGACTCAGCGTCTTCGGATAGAAGATCACCCGACCATAGTTTTGGTTTCTCTAACAAGTTAGAAACAAAGAAACCAAACATATCATCTTTATTGTATTTACGAGATAACTTATAGAAAGTAAACTTGTCCTTTCTAATCATAAAAGAGTCTTGTGTTACATTTGTTTTACCAGAGTATTTTACAAAATCATACTTCGAAGTAAAGTGTAACTTCAATGCATGAAATAGTGCATAACATTCAAATCCACTGGATTCAACATTCATATAGGTAATCGATTAGTCTTTTTAATTAAATTAAGTGATTCTGCTTCTTCGGTGATCTTTGCTTTGAGTGATGCAGTCAGTAGAGTTGCAGCCATTTCAACTTCAAATCCAGTATCTTTGCAATGTTCTACGATTGCATCGATATATGTCATATCTTTATTGTTCTGGACTAGTCCTTCAATTATTGCAGAGAACACTCTACATTCTTCTTTAGTGGGCATTATTATTTCCTTATTGAGAGTGCTTTGCGGCCATCATACCGATGTGATTTACCATATTTGCCTTTTGCATCAACATAGTGTGTGAAGATTTGGCGATGCTTTTGCCCATCGTATGCATTACGCCAGTGTGGGAGAATGATGCCAGAATAGACAATCATATCACCATCGTCAAGTTCAATCTCTACAGTTTCACCATCTAGATTTTCAAAACAAATTGGCCATGGTGTTTCATCTTTTTGCAAGCAGATTGTTGCAGAGATTTCACAACTTGGTCGATCCGTGTGTCGTTCCAACACAGCACCATTATAATAGGTTCGAACATAAGTATATGACTCATTCAGTTCTTTACCAGTAATCTCTTGCATCAATGGTTTCAGATACACCATCAAAGACTCAGAGTAATTAGGCGAATAGTTAGCAAAACTATTCTTTACTTGTTCATCACCAAAGGGAAAGAAGTTCTTGAGACCTTTCTTATACTCTACCATATATGCCGATTCAAGAATCTCGGCTGAAATCTGAATAAAAGAAATCAGTTCTTCACTAATTGCATTCCGTACAACTTCATATTTGTCTTTTTGAAAAGACATGATATACCTCCACTATTCATAAAATATATGTTTACCAATTCTGATGATTCTGCGTTTGTTCCAACGAGGATCAACGTACACAGCATGATAATACAACGCATCGTTGAGTTTTGTCAAGCGGTATCCGTCGAACAGAACTTTCTCTGCTGCTGCCCTAGAATCTATGTATTCTTGTGAGTCAATCGGTATGCGCCGTTTAGACTTATCACAAACCCATGAGAATTGACAAGTTTTCTTTCTCTTTTGGTATACAGTTTTACATATATCATTCATGAATAGACCTGATCGGACTCTATTCATCGTGACTTGTGCAACTGCCAGTTTACCTTTAAAAGATTCTGATTCTGCTTCGTAAAAAATATTGTTTGTTAGACAATTTAACTGTTTCTGTATGTTAGGAACTAAAGAATAAGTTTCTCTCGCACTTGCTACTGCTGTAGCATTCATTAAACCAAAGATGAGAAATGTTCCTAACAAGACTTTGATAGTCTTGTGTAACATTCGTTTCCTTATCGAGTTTTGAAGGGGTAGTTTAATTCTGTTACGAGGATAAACTACCAAAAACCCTAAGCAGTGTTTAGGCTGCTAATGCGTATTCGCTATCATTTGCGTTTACTTTATTTATTTTTAACGACTGATATGTCGAGTAGCCAATAATTATACTTATTATCCCGTCGAACCTAATTCGGGCCCATCAAAAGTACACCACACTTACAGAGGTAACACGTACCACGGCTATGCATCGCCTTAGTATACTTTTGGTGGACCCGGGGGAGAACTGCCCTCCCCGTCCGAAATACCTTTCTAAAAATCAGTTTACTACCATTGAGAAGTATTTAGTATATCAGAACTTGGCGTGAATGTCAAGAGATTATGCGGTGCCACCGCCGATGAATAAATTAAAAGTTCCTCTAACAGAATTAGTATGATCACCACTAGGCGCTATCTCCACGTCGAAAGTGATATCAGTACCACATCCCGTTACAGGAGAACTACCTATAGCAACACTCAGAGTTTGACTTGAAGATAATGAAACCCATGGGGTTGGAGTTGTATAAGAATTTGGATCTGTTTTAATTGATCCTACTCCAAATATTGAGTAATTTGATCTATTCCCGCCAGTACATGTGCCTGTCATAGATCTTATTCTTATATCATAACTACCACCTATACCTCCACCCGTTGGTGTGATCCATTGAGTCGGCAGATTACTTAAAAAACCTGGTGCTCCTGTAGTATCAAGTATAGTCACAACGCCCTGATTGGTGAAAGTTAAATTGAGAGATGTGCTCGCCAAAGGAATATCTGAACCAGTCGAATTTATGTATGCATATGGTGCGGTGCCACCAATAAATCCAACCGTAGATGATGATGTTGTAGTTATCGAAGAACTAGCGGAACTATATGAACTGTCACCAACAGCGTTTGTTGCTTTAATAGTAAACGTGTATGTTGTTCCAGATGTTAGTCCTGTAACATTAAATGTACCACTACCAGCTTGTGATAATGTTGCAGTAATACTACCAGGACTGGATAATATAGTGTAGGAAGTAATTGGTGAACCACCATTAGATGATGGCGCAGAGAATGAAACGTCGGCAGTTGTTGTGCCAGTTGCGACTGCGCCTGTGATTGTTGGTGCACCAGGAACTGTTGCAATAGAATTTGTTGTTATTGAAATACTAGGATCACTAGGATCACTTTGCCCAGCAGAGTTTACTGCTTTAACTGTGAAAGTATATGATGTTGCTGCAGTTAACCCAGATACAGTAATAGTACCAGATCCTGCCTGATTCAATGTTCCTGTGATACCACCAGGAGAAGATGTTGCGATATATTGCGTGATTGGCGAACCACCAGAATTACTCGGTGCAGTAAATGAAACAGTTGCCGTTGTAGTTCCTGTTGGAGTTGCGCTAACACCAGTTGGCTTCTGTGGAACAGCAGGAGTTGAAGTTACAGTTGAATTACTCGCAGAACTTGGTGTACTGTTACCTACTGAATTGGTTGCATATACTGTAAATGTATATGCAGTACCTGAACTCAATCCAGTTATAGTAATTGGTGAAGTTGCTCCTGTTGCAGTAATACCACCAGGAGAAGATGTTACTGTGTAAGATGTGATTGCCGCGCCACCATTTGATGCAGGAGGTGTAAATGCAACTGTTGCACTATTTTGTCCAGTAGCGATTGCAGTACCAATAGTTGGCGCGCCAGGAACTGTAGATGCCGCCGTTGTTGTTATTTGATTACTTGCAGAACTATATGCACTATCGCCAACAGAATTAGTTGCTTTTACTTTAAACGTATAAGATGTGCCCGCGGTTAATCCAGTTACACTAATTGGTGAAGTAGATCCAGTCGCAGTTATACCCGTTGATGTTCCTGATGGATAATTATACACAGCAACAGTATAACCAGTAATTGCTGCACCACCATTTGATGCAGGTGCAGTAAATGCAACAGTCGCAGTTGTTTGACCAGTGGATGTTGCAGTACCAATAGTTGGCACACCCGGTACTGTTGGTGCTGCACCAGTAGATATATCGTTAATAGAAATCGAAGAACTTGTTCCAATTACAGTACCCGATGTTGATCCTGTTCTCACACTAACAGTAAATGTTTCTGTCCCCTCTGTTGTTGAATCAGCAACCGCAAATACAGAGAAACTAGATGAACCACTTGACATAACAAAACTACCACTCGTTGCAGTAAAGTCTGCCGAACTTGTAGTTACATTATTAATTGTCCAATATAAAGTAGTACCATTTATGACGTTAGAAGTTACA